TCGAGAGAATCAGGATGGCCCCCCCGCAAAAGGGGGCTTAGACGACAGGCGTGTCTACTTCAGTTGCGTCGAACTGGAGGCCTCCAAAGGAGGTAAATTAGGCGGGAAGACTGCTGGAGGAGCAGCTTTTAAGAAACAAGGAGGAAGGAGTGAAGGCAAGAAGCCTAACAAGTGTGGTCCAAAATACTCTGATGTGGGTAGGACCTCACGGCGGTGCGCGAATACCGCCTTTGATTTTGAGCACGATGAATGTTTAAGGCGAGAGAAGAAACGTTTCGATGCTCTGTGGTTTGGACACAAGATGGACAATCAACCTAAATTTGTTCAGGACGCCCAAGGATATTTGCCGAGCGCTTTGCGAAGAGCACGCTACGTGACGAATGAGGTGTCAGAGGTTGTTGACCCCCAGCGTCTTGATTTGCCGCGGCCTGGTTTTACGTATAATAACGTTTACCAGAGAAAGCGAGCAGTTCTCGATGCTATTGTGTCCCCTCGGGCCAAGAATAACAACTACCAGCGCAAAAAGCGAGCTGAGCTTCGAGAAAGGATTGAACGATCGAATGCCGAATATTGGGCCGAGCTGGAGTACTGTCAGAGTCTTGGGCTATATGATCCAGATGGAAATTACGCCCGAAAACTGCTCAACGCTGGTTTGATCAGAATGACGATGGCCGGGAGCTCACGTTGGGAGGACAAATTTGTCCACCACGTTATGTCAGCGGACGGCCAGAGGCAGAGAGAATTGGGCTTAATCAAGAAGCCCCGACGGGTTGATGTCGAGCATGCGGTCGCACAAGTTGATGCAGACCCCGAATACTCAGACGGCTGTTACACCCCTTGGGATTTCTATGGCTCACCAGCCCAGCTTGAGAGCGGAGAAGAGCAAGATGGCATGGAGCTCATCGCGACGAATTGTATTATTTCGCCAGAACGCAATATCGCTGATGATGTTAAAGAGGCCGTCCATTTGGTCATCGCTGGGTTTTTGGCCACCGTTGAGAAATCCGGTGTGAATTATTCCGTTCATTGCCCAATGTTGTTGCACATTAATGCTGCCGTACTTGGAATTACGACGGCGAGACGATGGTCAGGCGTGGCCGTGCACATATTGCAACTTTTACGTGTCATTGAGGTAGAACTCGACATGGGCATGATTATGAATTATCTGCGGTCCGGAAACACTCCAGTGCTCGAGAGCAAGACGTTGGACGACTTCAACGCAATGATGGCGGCTGAGGACGATGATGATTTGCCATGGTGGATGAGCGCCTCGGAGATAATTCAAGTTCTTATTAACGCTCCGATTGGCCAGCGCGTGATCAAGTTCATGTCCCAACTAATCGCGCTGAAGTTCATATCTCGGGAACGTCTTCAATTCAAGATGTGGGACATGGCTCTATTTGACCTGCCCGAAGCAGTCGGGTGTGTGTCTATTTCCAACGCCATCGATATGTTCATATCGATTTTACGTCGGGCGCACAAGGTTATCATCCAGTGTTTTTCGGAACAAAGCCTAACGCCTTTGGCTTATGACGATCTGGATGTGCCGAAGTTTGATAAGGCGTTCTTGACGATTCAGGATCTGGGAAAATCCCTTAAACAAGGAAATCTGGAGATGATCCACGATGTCTCGGAGGATGAATTTGAAGAAATGTTGAAGAAGACAGAGGCGTTGGGCGACCGCATGCTCAAGAAGAAGACCAATGGGATGGTCAAAGAATTAATAATGAAAAAAGTTACGGTCCTTCAGGAAGTGCGGTCCCAATACGAGCTATACATGAATGCCAAGGGTATCAAACCGCTAGACTATTTGGTCACTTTGTGCGGGCCCACAGCGTGCGGCAAAACCGTGTTGGCTTATCCATTGATGCAGTCCCTTTTGTCATACAACGGACTCCCACATACGCGAGATCGAATAGCGCAATTGCAAGAGAGCGACAATTATGACACGTTGGCAAAATCCAACGTGCTATGTTACTACTTGGACGATCTGGCCAATTTTAAGCTCAAGAACGGTCAGTCACCTGCTCAAATGATCATCAGGTTGGTCAACACGGCCAGAAATCCAGCGATTAAAGCAGACGTTGACGAGAAAGGTAAGGTGTTCTTTAACCATGCCTTCACGCTCATTACAACAAACGTGGAGATGTTTGACATTGCAGATGTTGCCAACTGCGAGTCGAGCATTTTGAGGCGGCAGGCAGTCACAGTTTATGTGCAGCCACGACCCCACTTGTGTTTTGGGACAAGCGTCATTATGGATCCAACTTTGCAGGAGACCCACATGCGATTGCTCGGACAGAATAAAGGAGTGATGCAAAATTTCCAATGGTTCACTCCACGCCGTGTGTTAGTGCGCCAAGATGCGCAGACCAATTACGAGACCGTTGACTACATCCCCGCGACAATTACAAAGTGCAAGTATCCGTTAACGTACGCTGCAGTGTCACAATTCGAGAGAGATTTGATTCCTTACTACACTGCCGTTTATATGGGTTTCCCTTTGACCATGGACAATGTTTATCGGATGTTCGGGCTCGGGTATTCAGATGCACAGCCGTATAGTGCGGCTTCCCGCCATGCGTCATACTTGAATTTGACGCCCGTGTCTGCGACGCTCAAGTGCGTGGATTTGAACACTTTCCTAACGTTCATGCGCGAGGACACCGCTATTCATCGCAGAAGAGAGATTGAGGTCGCTAATAAGCAACAGAACGAAGACAATTTTGGCTGGTGTTCTGCGTGTGAAAGGCCTACTGCGACGTGCGTGTGTGATTTGAATCCATCCCCACCGCCCATGGAATATGTGACAGAGACATCCATGGGTTCAAATTTGCTTGACAGAATGGGCCTTGTCACGAGCCCTATTGAGGATGATGATACTTCGTACAGCGGGACGATTT